AAAACAAAAAAAACAAGATTTAAAGGAACCTTTAATTTAGATTCCACAGATTACGAATATACTATGTATTTATTACCAATTACAAAACAAAAAGAATATAATGAAATTGTTAATTATTTCGGCAATCGTATGTTTAAAGGAAGTGTATGTTTAGAAGTAGATGAGTCGGCCGTTGAAGATTACTTAGATAATGGCGATGTTAGTGCGTTTATAATGATTAATCCGTCAAATATCGATAATGTAGCATCAGGCACATTACAAATTTATGATTGGTGTAATTCTTCTAGTAAGTCGTCTTCAAAGTCACAATCGTCTTCAAAGTCACAATCTATTGGCGACGCTGATGTTTGGATCAATGATGTTTGTAGAGTCTCTAGTTCGAGTAATACAGGAAATCCATTAAAAGCATTATTTTATTTTATGGAACAACTAACAATTCAAAACTTACATAAAAATAACATTAAACTTTACATTGAAAATGAACCAGATAATGTAAAGGTTCTTAAACCAAAATACGAATCGTTAGGATTTGTAAAGAATATGATTCAAAATCCCGAAATTTGCCCTAATTGGACAGGAACCGAAATAGTTATGGAAAAATCTGGATTAACAGAAGAAACGCCAGTTATTGATTTTTCGTTTTTACAATCGTCTGTTAAATCTGTTACGACTAGAATTACTAGAGCTACTACAGCTGCTACAGCTACTACAGTTAAAGGAAAAGGTATTAAAAAAACTTATAAACACAATAAAAAAACTTATAAACACAATAAAAAAACTTATAAACACAATCGTAGACGCAAATAATAATACGTTATTAATATTTAAATATTATATTAGTTAATTATATATTATGAATTTGTTAGTTACTGGTTGTTGTGGATTTATAGGTTCAAATTTTGTAAATTATTATTTTAAGGAAAACAGTTCTGTAAACATCATAAATTTAGACGCTATGTATTATTGCGCATCTGAGAACAATGTTGACGAACATATAAGAAAATCTGATAGATATAAGTTAATTAAAGGTAATTTATGTTCATTTGAACTTATTTCATCTACATTAGAACTTTATAATATTGATACTGTAATTCATTTTGCGGCACAATCGCATGTTCAAAATTCATTTGACGATGCTTTACAATATACAAATGATAATGTAGTTGGAACACATACATTATTGGAGGCTTGTCGTAAATATGGAAAAATACAACGGTTTATTCATATTTCAACCGACGAAGTATATGGAGAATCAATGATCTCTGAAAATGAAGAGAAAAAAAACGAAGGTTCTGTTTTATGTCCTACAAATCCATATGCGGCAACAAAAGCAGCTGCTGAATTAATAGCTAAATCATATTATCATTCATTTAAAATGCCAATTATAATAACACGTGGTAATAATGTGTATGGTCCAAATCAATATCCTGAAAAACTAATACCTATATTTATTCAACAACTTTTAAAAGGTAACCAAGTTACTATTCAAGGCGATGGGTCAAATGTTAGAGCATTTTTACACGTAAGTGATGTATGCTCAGCTCTAAAATTAGTTTTAGAAAATGGTAAAATAGGGGAAATATATAATATTGGAAGCGACGATCATCACGAATATACAGTTTCACAGGTGGCTCATATATTGATTGAAAAAATAATCGGAACAAAGGATTACGATAAATGGATTAGTTATATTCAAGATAGACCATTTAATGATAAACGATATTATATAAGTAATCAAAAAGTTAAAGATTTAGGATGGACAATCGAAACCGATTTTAATAATGGACTAGATGAATTAATTGAAAAAATGAAAAAGGGGGATTATTAAAGAATCATCTATATCTTTACAAGATTTCATATATATATAATTAAGTTCTTTAAGCCAATATTTAAAAAAGTATAATAATAATGAAAACATGGAAATGGAGCACAGGAGAACCGTATTACAAGAGCGCTAGACCGGAAAAAACTGGGGAAGAATCGAAAACAAATACAAATACAAATTTAGATCCTAATTACGAATATGATTCTCAAAAAAACGCCATCAATCAATCTTTAGCAGATGATTCCTTTTTTAATCAAGATTCAGATTTACTTAATATTACTAACACGATGTTTTCAAGAAACCAAACAGCTAATGAAACTAGACGTGAAGATATTGATACCAAAATGGCCGATCGCGAACTACTAGCTCAACGAGGAGTTAATCCGTTTTTACAAACTAGTTATGTTAACGATATCGTAACTCGAGATATGTATTTGAAGCCGGTTAATACGACACATGGTAGAGAAAAAGAGACTGTAAAAGAGGAATAATAAATATTATATTTTATAAATTTATAATATTTATTTAGATCGCCTTTACGCACATAGTATGAAGCAATCTATTAGCAATGTAAGCCAAGAATATATTTAACAATACCATAACAGAATTAATGACAAACGTAACATTTACTTTCTTGAAATGCATAATCATAAAAAATGCTATAGAAATAGCACTAAATACAAATAATGAACCTAAAACAATAGACAAAATATAAAAATAGACACAGTATTCTCTTGGCAAAGGGCCAAAATATTTATTCATAAAGCCGGGCATTATATAATATAACGAATATATTAAATTCGTTAAATTAAATTAAAAATAACATATTTAAGAGAAAACAACTTAAATAAATTGTCTTAAATCTTAAATAATGAACAACTCAAGTTATACAACTCAAAATGATTTATTACTAAAGAATCTGATAATTTTCTATGATACCGATTTAAATGGTTCCTTTAATGTAAATAACAATTTAGACAAAATGATTCGAATAATTACCGGCGAATCTAAAATATCTCTTAGAATTGTTGATTGGTTTGCAACAAACTATGCTAAAAAGTATTATACATTATTTACAATTGAACAAACCAGCGATAATATTTCGAGACGGTTTAAGGTCTACGATGATTATAAACTTAAATTAAAAGCTTACAGTAAGAAACGATTTGACCCGTTCTGTAGATGGGACAGAATTAGCATACCATATACCAAGGGAAAATTTATTGAAACAACTATCGGACAATTGAATTTCTTTAAATGGGCTCTTGAAAATAAAGTTATTGAATATGTGGAACAAAATTATGATACCATTGAAAAGGACATGAATAATCGTAACAGCACATCTAAAAGAAAAGAAACACTTGTTGACAACTCCAAGACGAGAAAGAAGCGCGAAGAATTGTCTATTTCGGCTACTAAAAGTATCAAAAAAGAGAAGGTTGAAATAATTGTTCAGTTTAATTAGTTAAAAACTGATGTTACCCGTGAAATCAACACTTACATTCGTGACCACAAGCTCCAAGACAAGGACAATGGTTGCTACCATTTTGAAGCTCAAGAAGACTGACGAGCTTACCTACTTTAACCTTCAAAAGTATATGTCTCCTCATTTTGACAAGTCCATCAAGGTCGAGACTGTCAGTGCTTAAATAAATTTAAAATACTTAAACATCTATCACTCCGAAATACATGTGTGATTTTGGTAGTTTTTATTTTTTGTAAATTTGAAATCGTTGACATTTCGATCTGATATCGGTTAAATTAAAAATTTTGAATAATATTAAGCAATTTTAACATTTTTTCGTATATATATATATATATATATATGAAATTCGAATATAATAAAAAAGGAGGTATAAGACTTAAAAATGAATGGAAAGATAGATCAGAGGAAGCATTATTTACATTTATAAATAACTGTACAAAAGTTAAAATACTTACCGATGATAGTGTATCATGTATAACATATGTTTTTGAAGATTTACCAAAAAATTTTATATCCCCATATGTAACAACAAGAAGTAATGACCTTAACGCTCCTGTTAAAAAAATTTTATTTAAACTCGGTTATAATGATCCTACAGCAGCTAAAAGTAATTACATTCCTTGTAATCGAAGTAGTCAAGTCGAATTAGAAGTTGTTACACAGTCTGATTTTCAAAGCGAAGTTGTTATTCAGAATTTATTGTTTCAAGAAAGTATTAAAACAGATTCAAGCATACTTGAACCAATATGTCCTGCTATTATTTGTTACACTAATTCGGTAGGAACTATAAAAGAAACAATAAAAATTTTAATTTTAAGCAAATTGGTGGATAAACAAAGAGGAACAAATAATATTAGTGATAAACAAATAACACAAAATTTATTTAATATTAATAAGTATAATATGTTTTTGATTGTTATGGAATTTATGGATGGTTTTACACCGTTAAGTACGTTACTCAGGCACCAGCACCATCGATATGAACAATTTCTTGACATGCATGCTTATGAGTTACAAAAGATGAGTACCTATGGATATGTACATGGGGATTTTCACCAAGGAAATGTAATGATAAATCCTGACTATCCATATTTTACAGCTGATAAACAATCGCTCTATTATGGCAGAGCATTATTAATTGATTTCGGGAGAGTTATGAAAGTAGGTAGTACTCAATATAGGAATTGGGCGGGGGGGGATAATCAAAAAAAGTATAAAGCGTTTTGGCAGTATGGACAGTTACTAGGTAGACTATCAGCGAGAGTGTATGGGAGTCAAACTATTGGAGAAATATTAAAAAAACAAAGAATTGTTATGGACACAGCATTTAAAGCCAAAGTACAAATCCAATCATGGGAAGCGATTATTGCATCAATACAAAAACAAAAAATAGGCATAGACATAAACAATTTTAAACAACCACAAGCACCAGCACAAGCACCAGCACAAGCACCAGCACAAGCACCAGCAAAAGCACAAGCACAAGCACCAGCAAAAGCACAAGCACCAGCACCAGTATATGGTATACAAGCACCAGCACCAGCACCAGTATATGGTATACAAGCACCAGCACCAGCACCAGCACAAGCACAATACGCAAAAGCAGCAGTAAGAATAGGATCAGAAGCACTAAATTATGCGGCACATATTAGAGATAATTTTGCAGCAGTATTCAATGTTGCAGTAACAGGAGGTTTGCTAAGTATGAGCCCAATTTTTGATCCTTTAAATGTATGGAATTGGGTTGGTATATTAGGAATAAACACCGACATAGAAACACCAGGATCAGTACAACCGAGACCACGAGCACAAGCAGCACGAGCACAAGCAGCACGAGCACAAGCAGAAGAAGCAGACACAAAAGCAAAAGCAGACGCAGCAGCACAAGCAGAAGAAGCAGACGCACAAGCAGCAGACGCAGCAAAAGCAAAAGCAGACGCAGACACAAAAGTAAAAGCATGGGCAAAAGCAAAAGCAGACGCAGACGCACGGGTAAAAGAGTTATACGCATCGCATCGAAAAAATCCAGTAGGACAACAACAATACCCAGCACCACAAGCAGTAAGACAACAACAAGACACAGCACAAGCACAACCACCACGAGTACAAGCACCACGAGTACAAGCACAACCAGCACCAGCACAAGCACAACCAGCACCAGCACAAGCACAACCAGCACCACAAGAACAACGCGCAGCAAAAGCAAAACCAAAAGCAAAACCAAAAGCAACAGATCAATTTGCATGGATTAAAACAATTCATGCAAGACAACAACAACCACAACCACAACAACCACAACAACAACAACAACCACAACCACAACCACAACAACAACAACAACCACAACCACAACCACAACAACAACAACAACAACAACTAGACGCAGCACGAGCACGAGTACAAGCAGCAAAAGCAGAAAAAGCAGCAAAAGCAGCAGAAGAAGCAGAAGCAGCACGAGTACAAGCAGAAGAAGCAGAAGCAGCACGAGTACAAGCAGAAGAAGCAGCACGAGTAGACGCAACACGAGTAGACGCAGCACGAGTAGACGCACCAGTAAACAAAACTTGCCCCTCTGAAAATGTGGATGTTCCAGATTGTATAAAAAGTAAAAAAGAAAGAAGAAAATGGGATTTTTTATTTCATCCGGACAAGAATATAGATTGTGTACTAAGTGCTGCAGAAAAATTTAAAAAATTTACAAATAATGTAGCAAAACAAACAATCGACAAAGAAGGCAACTATAATTATAATGAATGTATGAGTTGGGTTGCTGCTGCTGCTGGAAATGCTGCTGCTAGTCAAGTAAACACTCGAAATTATACTAGTAATCAAGAGAATAATGTATTTAAAAAAGAAAAAGAATACGCAGATCGAACTGAAAAAGCAAAAGCAGACGCAGAAAAAGCAGCAAAAGACGCAGCACAAGCACAAGCAGCAGCAGACGCAGCACAAGCAGACACAGCACAAGCAGCAAAAGCAGAAAAAGCAGCAAAAGCAGCAGAAGACGCAGCAGAAGCACAAGCAGCAGCAGCAGAAGCACTAAAGTGGGAGAAGCAAAAAGAAGAAATATATACAACATTGATTAAGTTTTACCTCGCTTTTGGTTATGACGATCGACGTCCTGATCTTCTAAATGCTAATAACCAAATTAATCAAGTATATGCTCGGGCTATTGGTCATTTAAATGAGTTTAATCAACAACTATTTAACCAGGTTAAAAAAACAAAGTTGAACTTTTATGACGATGATAAAATTAGTTTGATTGCACAATTAAAAGACAATAAAGGACGAGATGATTATAATCGATATATAGCATCTAACAATCAAATAATATACGCCAGTATGAAGCAAATACAAATGCTCATTTTTGAACTAAAAAAAAAAATCGGTGAACAAATTAGTGCGCACTTGAAAACTTTGGATGATGAAAACGCTCTTTTTTTTACAGTAGATAGTATCAATATTGATTTAATTATATCTACACTTATTAATTCATGGCACGTAGCCCTCCTTCAAAAAATTGAAGAACTGTCTAAAATAAATAGCGCATTACAGGCAGACATGGCTAGTTTTATAACAATTTTCGTCGATGGCAAGACAGCAGCTAGTAATGTACTATCGGGCGGTGGTAGTGGAGATAATAGTGTTGTACAATATAAGGACAACGGTATATTAACGTACAATACACAATCATCATTATTACAACCAGTATATGGTATAAAATATGATATTGATACTAAAGATATAGCTTTTTTAATAAAAAAATACGATATTGGACAATTAGAAATAAAAAATAAAAATATAGACATAATATTATTAAAAAAAAATATTGATGGTCTATTTAAAAATCCATTTTTGATTGAATTTAATAAAATCGGTGGAAGAATAATCTCAAATAAAAAAACAAAAAAAAATAGAAAAAGTAAAAGTAAAAGTAAAAGTAAAAGTAAAAGTAAAAGTAAAAGTAAAAGTAAAAGTAAAAGTAAAAGTAAAAGTAAAAGTAAACGAATTATAAATATTTAAAAATATTATATTTATTTATTCTATAAATGAATACAATACAAAAACGATTTCTATTATTTTTGATAGGTTGTATAGGAACTAGATCTTTATTTGTATACTTAGCAAAAAATGCGAATACGACTTATTTACCATATATGGGATATTTAGCGCTTTTACCTGCTATGGGATTTATTTATTTATTTTTGACTGGTTCAAGAAAGACTGGCGCAGAAGTATTTGGTGATAAAATTTGGTGGAATGATTTAAGACCAATTCACGGATTATTATACCTTTTATTCGCTTATAACGCAATTAATAAAAATAATGGTGCTTGGGTATATTTGTTAGTTGATGTTATTGTTGGACTAACAAGTTTTTTATGGTTTCATTATTACAATGGAGATTTTTCTAAATTAGTAATATAGTAATATATTAATATAGTAAACTTGTAATATATTAATATAGTAAAATTATATATAAACTATAAGTTGATATATAATTAAAAATTTAGTGTTATAGATAAATATGGGTAATACTCAATCAATGAAAAAAATAAATTACGAAGATATGCAAACAGTTACAAAAAATCCAGAAATATATTTAATAATCAACACGCTATCTCCGTCTGACCAAAAATGTTTAATTGTTAACACAACTGTTGCCGAAGAAGAAGAAGTACTTATTAATAAGTATTTAAAGGAAAACAAAAGCATTAGAATTATAGTTTATGGAAAAAATTGTAATGACGATAGTGTTCAAAAAAAATATCAACAGTTATTAACATTGGGATTTTATAATATTTTTGTATATACGGGAGGAATGTTTGAATGGTTGTTATTACAAGACATTTATGATAAGGAATTATTCCCAACAACTAAAAAAGAATTAGATTTGTTAAAATATAAACCAAACCAATTATTAAATATTGCTTTATTAGAATATTAAAGTTAGAGTTAAATATGCGGATTGATCTGAGGAAAGAATGAATTAATTTTTGGTTGATTAATCTTAGGTTGATTAATCTTAGGAAAGAATGTATTAATTTTAAGTTGATTAATATTACTATACCTTTTTTTAGAAGGTTCTTCTTCCCATAATACTTGGACAAAATCATCGTCTTCTTTTTCTTCTTCTTTTTCTTCGTATTTTTGTTCTATATTTTTAATTAATCCCATATTTGCTAATTGATCTGCTCGTTTATTATGCGTTCGATAAATATGTGTAAATGTTATATATTTAAACTTACATTTCAAGGCTCTGAATTTGTCATATAATACCAATAAATTCTCATTTTTTACCTTATAAACCTTATTAGCTTGGTTAATAACTAACAAACTATCACCATAAACACATAATGACGTAATGCCTAATTTTATAGATTCTTCCAGACCTATAATTAATGCGCAATATTCTGATTCATTGTTTGTTCTGTTTCCAATATTTTCACAAGAAGTAGATATTTCGTCACCATTTTTGTAAATTACTGCTCCGATTCCAGAAGGACCGGGATTGCCTTTACTACAACCATCAAAATATAATGAATATTCGCATATTGGATGTACTTGATTTAAATTAATATTGTTATTTTTTGTATTTTGTTTTTCCATTATATTTATTCTATATTATCTAGTGTATATTATATATATATTTAAATCAATTTTTTAAATTATTTAATTATTTAATTAATTATATAATTTTTATTTAAAGTCAATTTAATATTATTATGGATATTATTGATAAATTATTATATAAATATAACACTTTATATAATATAATGAAATATCTATTATTTTTCTTAGGTTTATCTTTAGCTTCGTTTATTAAAGGAGATAGCGAGTGTGCTATAGTTTCATCATTTGGTGATAGAAGAAAAGACAAAACGTCATTGCGTTTAGTTCAATATAATGTCGAATGGTTATTTATTGATTATTGTTCTAGTTCAAATTGTCCAGGCAATGGGTGTAGTTGGAATACGGTTTCTGATGCTCACAATCATTTATCATATGTAGCCGATACAATAAATTTTTTAGAACCAGATATTATTAATTTGTGCGAAGTTGAAGGATGCGATGAATTAAATATGTTAAAGGGACAATTAGATTTTGGATATACCCCATATTTAAAGATAGGAACAGACACATCAACTGGGCAAAATGTAGGGATGTTAACGCGTATTGACCCACTTGTTAGTTTGTATCGTAGTGAAGAGAAAATAGCATATCCTATTTCAGGAACTAACTGTGGCCAAACAGATGTATCTGGAACATCCGGAGTATCCAAACATTACATTACCGAGTTTCAAATATCTTATATGAAAGTAGCATTAATTGGGGCGCATTTATTGGCAATCCCAACGGATCCAGCACGATGTGTTCAAAGAGAAGCTCAAGCCCAAGTGTTACAGAATATTGTTAGTTCGTATATTATAAAAGGCTATGAAATTATATTACTTGGGGATATGAATGATTATGATGCGGAATTATTGGATTTAAATTCAAATAAACCAACATCTAGAGTTTTAGATATAATGAAGGGTCTAGATGGCCAAAAGAACGGAACATATCTTCTAACAAATATTGCTTATAGAATGGAACAATCAGAACGATATAGTGATTGGTGGGATTCGGATAATAACTGTGATACAAGCTCACAAAACGACTTGTCAATGATAGATCATATTTTAGTTACATCTAATATAGATGAAAAAATCGTGGATGCGTTTATTTATCATGATTATAAAGAATATTGTGGAAAATGGAATTCAGATCATTATCCTGTTGTGATTGATTTTAAATTTTAAAAAATAAATTTAATAATAAAAATACATTTTTATATATAATCGCATATTATAGCAATAAATTTATCATCTTCATTTTTTGAATTGACATTTATAATTACTTGAAATGGTTTACCACAACCAAATATTAAGTCGTTTTTAATATATACATCACACAACTTTTTTTCTGTGTGTGGTCCAATTTGGGTTCCAGAGCTTTTGAATGATCCGTGGCGAAAAATACAACAATTTAGTTTTTCGATTAGAACTGGATCTTTACAATGAGGGCATTCGACAACTATATTAGTAATAAATTCATTATTAATTATGTTATCCATTACACCCTTGGTAATTTAAAACGCCGTTTTCACAGAGTAAAAAAATAATCAAGGATGTAAAATCAATAGTAGGAATTTCACCTACGATGGTCTAACTTTTTCCTCTTCTTGTTGATTATTTGAAGAGGTGAAAGACGAAATTTGCGTAACTTGTGAAAAACACGCAGGGCGTTCTTGCCTATCAATCCAGCATTTTGTTAAGTTCATTATGTTGATTGCTGAATTTGCGTCTCGTGTTCTAAATACGATTTGTTTGACTTGGGGTCTCACGCATCCAGAACATACTAAAAGACGAAACTGCTTGTTTCCGTCGCTATGTCTGTAATAGGATAAATCATTATTACATTCACAGCATTTTTTACTTGTATTACATTCGTTGATTGTTATTGTATCATACTTCTTATGGATTTGCTTTCTCAATCCTTTATTCATCGTAGGCATAAAATGTTTCATTTGAGTGCTTCTGCTCCAATTCCCATAACCAATTAGGATATTATCTCCAAAAGTTTCCTTGATTTTATTAAGGAATGTATCTATTGATTTCTTACCATAACTATATTGCCTAAACTTCATTTTCCTCCAAACTTCTCGTTGGTAGAAATCAGTTGTTTCTTTATTCAGTTTATCCTTCTCAACTAAATATTCTTTGAACTTTTCATAATCTACGGATTTGCTATTTTGAAACGATAAATGAGTTTCTTTTTCAGTTATTTTATTTCGTTTCTTTTCCAACAATAATATTCGTTGGTTTGTTTTTGCCTTGCTTTCTCGTTTCCTTTGAGGTGCTGTATATTGTAGTTTCTTACCATTACTATCCATCATATACACTAACGACCTTTTACCAGGGTCGCAACCAACAATATTGCGTGGCGCAACTTCTTTGAGTTGTTCTATGGATAAATCTTCTATGTTATGAAAATCTTGTGCTGGTAAAGTAGGAACTCTGCTTCCCCATTTCTTATCTTTCAAATCCTTACGAATAAACAATAAAGAACAACTAATACCATCTGTTTGGAGTTGATGATGATATTGATAATGTTTGCTTTTGAATGTTTTATGTTGTAGGTTTAGTAGATTATTCCATACATCGTATTGATTTTCCTTTACATTTTTCAAAAGTTCTCCTTTCTTTGCGTTTTCAGGACAGAATAAACTGATGATACACGCTGTATCCAGAATAATATGCTTTGGAATAATATTATTACGAAGTGGTAAAGGTTGGAATAATTTATGTTCTTCTTTTTCTAATACAGCATTCATATACAACATACCCCTCAAATAATCAAATGGTTTCACCTTCACGTCATAATGAACGGACTTCTTTATGTTTGTAGGAAGAATATTCGGTAAATGAGTTGTTTTCCATTCATCAAACATGGTATCAGTTTCCTCATTACATTCTAATATGAGTTTCTTGAACTTGAAAAGGATTGCTTTATCTTCTGTTATGTTAGTTGTTGTTTTATTGATGAACCGAAGAAAGTGCTGGATAAATCGTTCTTGCGTATTGTTAGATAAAGAAGTATGTAGTTGTGTTGCTAAATAAGGTAATAAAAAAGTCGTATTCTTTAACTTGGTCTTTTCGTGGTTGAGTAAAGGTTGGTATTCATTATTGTAAAACGCTTGTAATGCTTCTAAAAGTTCAGTATCTTTACTTTTTGCTCCTTGATTACTTCTCACCCCTAATGTCTTAATACAATACAAAATGAACTTTTCGTTTATTTCAGGTAAATGTTCATTGTTGTTATAACATTTCAATACATATAACCTGATAAATTGGTAAGAATGTATCATCAAATCATTCATTTCAAAAACCAAATTAGTAATGACTGGTTGAACTTCTTTATGGTTATATAATACAGATTTGAGTGTGGTTTTGATGGTAGTATAAGCAGATTTATCTAGGGAACGGAACTCTTGGAAAGTATCTTTCTTCTTTTTCACCATTCTATATACTTACTAAATATTTTTATTTTTAAATGGTTATTTATAAATAATCATTTATTCCTAAATATTATCGTCATTCGGTTTTTCTTCCATTTCCTTTTGCAGTTTTTCTTTTCTTCGTAAATATGTTCGTTGGTTATATAATTTAACCTGCTCTGGAGAAGATTTATAATTTGTTTTTTCTTTATAGGTTCTAACTCTTTGTTTTTGTGCTTCTTTATGCTTTTCATAATAGACTTTACTACTTGCCGGTGCTGTATATTTTTTGAGATGTTCTTTGGTTGCTTGTAGTTCTGTTTCTAAATTGGAAATCTGTTCTTCCATTTCCTTAATTTTTTCATCCTTATCCATTACGATACTATATATAATAAAAAATATTTATATAATTTTTATTATAATTGTTTCAAAAACCGGCGTTTTAAATTACCAAGGGTGTAAATAAATTATATTTATATTTTTATATTTTTAAATTACCAAGGGTGTAAAAAGAAAAAATTAAAAAAAGAAAAAATAAATAAAATTTTATAAAACAAATTCATTAATTTTGTTTAACCAATTATCCATAATATTTTTGTTTTCATAAATATCTACATTTCCATCCAAAACTAAAGGTTTAGTATTTTCATTTTCATTTTTGTCAAGAAATGCTTCATGATAAGTATGGCAATCTTGTAAATAAGCCAACGGAATTACCTCTTCCCCATCTCTTGATCTTTTATGAATTCTATTATAACAATTTGTCGGATCTGTTTTTACATATACGGAATAATTAATAGGGAAATCCTTTGCGAATTCTTCAAACCATTTTAAATAAATTTGATAACAAACATCTTCTATTTTCCCTTGATCGTGAAGCATCTTTGCAAACACCTGTTTATCTGTATATAAACTACGTTCGGTGATTATTATATACTGTTTATTATTATTCTCCGATACAATTTCTTTAATAGTATCTCTCAAAATAGTCAATCGCGATATATACGCCATCATCTGAAACGCAAACGAATACTTCTCTTGGTCAGCATAAAACTTTTTTAACATAGTATTTCCTTGATTATCCTTAATTTTCTCCCAATCGTCAACCGGTTCTCTCAAAAATATAACACATGTATTACCATTATAATACTTTCTTAAATTTTCTAAAAGAGTTGATTTACCAGAACCAATATTTCCTTCAATTGAGATAATCTTGTAGTTTGACATAATATAATAATATATATAGACACTTTTATCTTGTTTTTATAATTCAATTTTATTTAAAAATAAAATTGAATTATAAAAATAACTTAAAGAAATACGCATATATTACAACAATGGATCTTAAACAAAGAAAGCTATCTAAGTCTGAATGGGAATCTATCGAAATTCCTGTTTCTAAAGCCGAAAATGAAATTTTACAATTAATAACAAGTGGATTTTCAAATGTTCATTTGAAGATTAATAAAACGGATTCTATCTTTACGTTTCTAAAGATAGAATATAATACACAAATTGAAGAATTTATGTATGTTAAATTCTTTGCTGACAAAATAAAAGATATGGTTCGCAATAATAACATTACGTTTATTCGGTTTGGACCTAATCCGATTACAAAGCGTAATTCTACTGCTGACGATTTGTTAACTCAACAAATTCATTATATTGACGTATCTTCTATTGTTCGTCTTAAAAGTGGCGACCAAATTCGTCTTTCGCGCCTTGATAGCGAGATCATTAAAAACGAAGACACGCATATATATGAGTTTATTCTTTATAGCAATCTAGAAAAAATGCTTAATTTAAAAAAGGTAAATGATAAAAAATGGATGTATTATTATTATACTCTTAGCAAACTAATGAAAAACAATATTGACAAATTAAATAATTATTTGAAGGAAATTATCAATGTATTTATCAGTAATTTTGAAACCGATATCGATTTGTTATATATTACACAACATTCGGTTGAATTTATTGAAAAAAATTCAAATCTATTAAAATTCAGTGATTTAGTATTATACGAACATCAAAAAGAAATTTATAATGCTGTAAGAAGCCCAAATCCTAAATTAATTCTTTATATTGCTCCAACAGGAACTGGAAAAACGTTGACTCCATTAGGCTTATCTGAAAAATACAAAATTATATTTGTATGTGCTGCTAGACACGTTGGATTAGCCTTAGCAAGATCGGCGATTTCGATTGGTAAAAAAATTGCTTTTGCGTTTGGATGTTCTGCTGCCGAAGATGTAAGATTACATTACTTTGCCGCAAAAGAATATACCAAAGACAGACGTAGCGGTCACATTAGAAAAGTAGATAATACTGTTGGAGAAAAGGTAGAAATCATTATTTGTGACATTAGATCTTACTTATCATCAATGTATTATATGCTTTCATTCAATAATGCTTCTGATATTATTACCTATTGGGATGAACCTACTATTACAATGGATTACGAAAATCACGATTTACATAAAGTCATCAGAAAAAACTGGAAAGATAATATTATTCCAAATGTTGTACTATCTTCTTCTACGTTGCCAAAGTTACACGAACTTACTCACACTGTTGCTGACTTCCAAGAAAAATTCTCTAATTCGGTTATTAATAATATTGTAAGTCACGATTGTCGTAAAACGATACCTCTCTTTGATAATAATGGGTATGTTGTTATGCCTCATTATTTGTACGATGATTATAATCAGGTTTTACAAGTAGTAACTCACTGCGAAGAAAATTTGACCTTATTAAGATATTTTGATTTGAAAGAAGCGTCTGAATTCATTCATTATGTTGAAACCAATAATCATAATAAAGGATCCTCCAAATTCGAGAGAAACTTTGCGTCAGTAGATGATATTGATATGAAAAGTATTAAGCTTTATTATCTTAAGATGTTAAAAAATATTATTACTAGTTCTTGGACTATAGTATATAATTACTTCAAATTGGCTCGAACAAAGAGAATTAAACAAAATAATACTATAGATACAAAGGGAAATACAATTACCAGAACGACTAGTGCTGCCAGTACGAATTATAGTGCTACAAAATCAGGAGAACCAATTAGCAAAATGAGTAGTGTTCAAATTATTAATACAAATACAAATACAAATACAAATACAGATCCTCCAGGAAGCTGTGGCGTTTATGTTACCACAAAAGATTCTTATACATTGACCGATGGACCTACAATCTTTCTTGCGAATGATCTACAAAAAATAGCAAAATTTTGTATTCAGCAAGCAAATATTCCTGCTATTGTGATGAAGGACATTATGGAAAAAATCGAATATAACAATCAACTTAATACAAGAATTGATGAAATTGAAAAAGAGTTGGAATTTGAAGAAACTAAATTGGCTTCCAAAATGGGTGGAGGTTCTTCAGATAATTCTAAAGAAGCTAAAAAGTTACAAGGCAAAAAGGAAGGAAAACGTAAAGCAACGATCGCTAATAAAGTTATTGAAAAATCATCTGATGGAAATTTGGTTAAATTGCGAGAAGAAATTGCTACACTTAAAACTATGGCAAAAAACGCATCCTTAGATGATATGTTTATTCCTAATAGATTAACTCACTTATCTAAATGGAGTCAAGGTTTAAATACAGATAATGCTTTTACAAGCGATGTTGATGAAGACATTATTATTTCTATAATGTTGCTTAAGGATGTCGACGATAGTTGGAAAATATTGCTTCTATTAGGAATTGGAGTTTTCACGGAACATAAAAGCATTGCGTATACAGAGATTATGAAAAAACTAGCAGATCAACAAAAGTTATATCTAATTATTGCCGATAGTGATTATATTTATGGAACTAACTATCAATTCTGTCACGGATATTTAAGCAAAGATCTTGGATTAACTCAAGAAAAAATTATTCAAGCATTAGGGAGAATTGGGCGTAATAATATCCAACAGGAATACAGTGCGCGTTTCAGAGACGATACTCAAATAATTACATTATTTACTAGATTTCAATCAGAAGATAAACCGGAAGTTATTAATATGAATAAATTGTTTAACTCTAAAAATGTAAGATGGAATGGTACAAAATTTGAAGAATTTCCCGAAGAAGAATTGGTGGCGATATTTGATGAAGAAGAAGAAGAAGAAGAAGAAGAAGAAGAGGCATAATTGTATTTGTATTTGTATTTGTATTGTATTTGTATTTTAATTATAAAATTTATTTTTTATATTAGACCTTCTCTAACAATCACCATATTTTTAGTAAACATAAATGCGTCTTTGTTAGTTCTTCTTCTTTTTAAATTACATTCTAAACAGGCAACAACTAAATTACCATTATTATGTCCTATATCATTATTAATTCTATCAAGCGTCCATTGTTTTTTTTCGCGAACTTTTTCATATAATATAAACATTTGTTCGGAACAATAATGACATTTCATTTCGCAGTTGGTTAACAGTTCAACTACTTCTTTGAATTTAACTAGTTGTTGTTCATTTAATTTTTTCTTAAGAATATCCTGTTGTTTATATCCACATATTTTATTTTTAATATGTGCTAAAAACATTGCAACATATTTATCTTTTTCTAATGTAGTATCTAACAAATTGTGTATAATATGTAGTTGAGTTTGATAAGACAATTCGTCTTCATTTAGACCCCAAGTTTTTGTTTCGACTCTTAGTTTTGTTTCCTTTTCACAATTTATTCTTTTTATATTTTTATTTTTATTTTTTAATGGTTCGTCAATAATTACTATTTTTTTAATATTGTTTTGTTCTTTAATATTGTTTTGATTTATATCATCTTCTCCTATATTGATTTTTTCAATATTACTCATTATGTTATAGTAACAAAAATATTTAATATAAAAATCAATATAGAAATTAAATATAATAGTAATGTTTCAATATACTATAAAAAATGGAGTTAAAATCTATTTACCATATAATACTATAAATGAACAACAGTGCTCTACAAAGTGATTGTAATGAATTAAAAACATTAAAATATAAATCTATGATATTAAACGGGGTTCCGTGGCCAGAAACTAAATCATCAACTAATCTTGCTAATTTAGATAAATTTCTTGAAAATGAAAAAATAACCAATTCCAATGAGCCTTGGAGTAAATTAGATAAAACTGCTAAAATTAAAAAATTAGCATTATTTGCTGAAAATTATAAAAATGTTAATAATTTATCTGAAGACGAACATCAACAATTAAATTCTTTTTTTAAAGATTGTTTGGATAAAAAAAAGTTACACAGAGTCAAAGATGTTAATTATAATAAAGATACTGGGGAAATTAAAGATGTGCCTGCGTTACATTTCAATAAACCAACAAACCATTTTACATTAAAAAATGTCGATAAGAGGGTTTCTACCTTGAGAGGGCTTGCTCCTAAGAAAAAACAAGGGACTGCTAAAAATATTAAAGAAAATGATTCTGATTGTGAAGACTCTTAATTTTAATTAATTAAATGTATTTAATTAAAATTGAATTAATAATAGATATAAAAACAATCCTATATTTTATATACTATAATGGACGAATCAATAACTATTGAAATGAATGGATTAATAAATATTGAATTTGAAATGAATGAATTAATATATACGAATGAATTAATAGATATAACAGACCTAATTGTTCCAGAGGAAGACCCAAAATTCTTTAACGACGAAGAAGCATTAGAAATATACCAAACGTGTATTTATCTAATGGATGAATTTATGAAGGATAATCCAAAACTAATTTCGGAACCAGATTTTAATGAAACATTTGATGAAAATATTCAAGAGTTAATGCATTGCCATTTTGATTGTGATATATTTTATACTGAAGATGCTGAAGAGGAAATGGAAGAAATTATTGAACATGCAAAAACATATGTATTCAAAGAACAAATACCACCTAGATCTTATCCAGATACTATTATTTTGGAGGAACCGGAATACGAATTTATTAAAAAACAAATAAATATTTTAAGAAATAAACCTCAGCCAGTTCAAAGAACAAAAGAGTGGTATGAGTTTCGCCATAATTTAATAACAGCTTCAAACGCATATAAAGCATTTGAAAATTTAGCAACTCAAAATCAACTAATATATGAAAAATGTCAACCATTAAATCAGAGTTTGTATATTGATGGGGATGACGATATTACAGGGGAAGATATTACAGGGGAAGATATTAAAGAAGTTTCTATTAAAGAAGTTTCTATTAAAGAAGTTTCTATTAAAGACGTGTCTATTAAAGAAGTGTCTATTAAAGATGTTGTTATGGTAAATACAAACGGGACTCTTCACTGGGGACAAAAATACGAACCATTATCAGTTAAATTTTATGAATACACATATGGTACAAAAATAGAAGATTTTGGTTGTATACAACACGAAACCTATATGTTTCTAGGAGCATCGCCAGATGGCATCAATGTTGATCAAGAGTCTAAACGATATGGGCGTATGTTGGAAATTAAAAATATTGTTAATCGCGAAATTGATGGAATTCCAAAGAAAGAGTATTGGATTCAAATGCAGCTTCAAATGGAAGTGTGTGGTCTTGACGAATGCGACTTTTTAGAAACCAAATTTACAGAATATCCTGATTATAGTTCATATATGTTTGATACATTGGCTGAATATTTTGAAGACGAAAATGGGCTAGAAATATTAAATCCGTGTTTGTCAAAGGATAATAAAATGAAAGGTCAAATTATTTACTTTCATACAAAAGAGGGAAAACCATTTTACCTATACAAACCATTAGACCTTATTCATCCAGACGATATATCTGAGTGGCGAGACAGCAACGTTGACTATTATCAATTTAATCCGGAATTTAAATATACATACATGAAGACTATATTTTGGAAACTAGAATATGTTAGCTGTGTTTTGGTTTGTAGAAATAGACAATGGTTTAAAGATAACGTTCATGATCTAGAAAAACTTTGGTCAATAGTTGAAAAGGAAAGAGTCAGTGGTTACGAACACAGAGCTCCTAATCGCAGACAAAAAAAAGACAATATAATTGATATTAATGTTAAACCCAACGATAATAAATGTTTGCTACAATTCAATAAGGTAACTGGAAAAATAACTGTTATTAAACAAGATGATGAATTAAAAGATATTGCTATAGATATTGTAACCAATTAAGTATAACAAATTTAATATAAAATATTTTCATTGGTAGGAATAGAATAATATAATTGGTTTGGCTCGGTTCTAAAATATCCGACTCTTGCGCCATCGCTCTCTTCTGCCGGAGGTAACACGTTAATTTCATTTGATTTATTTTTTATACTATGATACAATGCTCCGCAAAATTCTGGCCTCGAACACGTTCCGTCATCCGGATTATTTCTGTAACGCAAGTTGTTAGTTATCTGTTTAAATGATGGTTCTGTAAATATAGGATAATGCCACCACATTGTGCTAGCACTAGCATTGGAAACTTCGTTTTTTTTAATAAGAGGATAATCATTTAATATAGCTTGATCTACAGATAACGGATATTTACCTTCTGTATTAATTCCTTCTATATTAATTCCTTCTATATTAATTCCTTCTACCTTAAACCCTTCTATTAAAGGACCTAAATATAGGGCCGCAGCTATTATTATTATTAAAAATATAAAACTGTTTAAAAAAGTTTTTGACATAATATAATATACCGCGATATAATTTGTTTTGAAATAATTAAACATAAAAACTAACTTAAAATTAACCCAACATACTTTATTATATGATGGAATCGAATGATATGCGAGTTACAAAAAGAAATGGCGAATTAGAAGAAATCGCGTTTGATAAGATTCTCGCAAGAATTAAAAAATTAGGACTGGAAGCAGACATTCATATAAATTATCAACAATTAGTTATGAAAGTTATTAATCAATTATATGATAAAATATCCACTACTAAGATTGACGAATTGGCTGCTGAACAATGTGCCGCGCTTTCTACATTACATCCAGATTACGGAACTCTTGCTGGACGCATTATTGTTTCTAATCATCAAAAAAATACGGATTCCGATTTTTCAAATATTGTGTCTCAACTATACAACTTTAAAGATATTCATTGTAATCACAATCCTTTGTTATCTGATGATTTATATAACTTTGTTTGTAAATATTCGTCTGAATTAAATCAAATGATTGATCAAAATAGAGATTATCTAATTGACTATTTTGGGTTTAAGACGCTAGAAAGATCATATTTGTTTAAAATAGGAAATAAAATAGTTGAAAGACCTCAACATATGTGGATGCGCGTTTCTGTCGGAATTCATGGTGATTTAATGAACGATAACTCTCTAGAATTAATCAAAGAAACATATGATTTAATGTCGCAGAAATTCTTTACTCACGCAACGCCTACATTATTTAATGCCGGAACTGTAAGGTCGCAAATGAGTTCCTGTTATTTATTAGCAATGGAAGAAGATAGCATTGATGGTATTTTTAATACATTGAAGGATTGTGCTAAGATTTCTAAATACTCCGGTGGAATTGGGCTACATGTTCATAATATTAGAGCTAAAGGCAGTCACATTCAAGGAACTAATGGTATAACAGATGGTTTAGTACCAATGTTGCGAGTATTTAATAATACTGCTCGCTATGTAAATCAATCAGGGAAAAGGAATGGTTCCTTTGCTATTTATTTGGAACCTTGGCACGCCGATATTTTTGACTTTTTAGAAATGCGTAAAAATCATGGAGATGAAGAGTTAAAGGGACGAGACTTATTTTATGCTCTATGGATACCTGATTTGTTTATGGAAAGAGTCAAAGAAAATAATGGAAAGTGGTCGCTATTTTGCCCCAACGAATGTCCTGGTTTAATTGATGTATATGGTTCTGATTTTAATAATCTTTATGAAAAATATGAACAGGAGGGTAAGGCTAGAAAGACAATTAATGCCAGGGATTTATGGTTATCCATTTTAGATGCTCAGATGGAAACAGGAACACCATATTTGCTTTATAAAGATGCCGCAAACAAAAAATCAAATCAACAGAATCTCGGGACTATTAAATCATCTAACCTTTGTACCGAAATTTTACAATACTCAGACAATACCGAGAGCGCCGTTTGTAATTTAGCTTCTATTGCTTTGCCTTCGTTTATAAATCTTATAAATAAAACATTCGATTATGATAAGCTTCATAAAGTTACAAAGGTAGTAACTAACAACCTGAATCGGGTTATCGATATTAACTTTTATCCGACTGAAAAAACCAAGAGAAGTAATCTAAAACATAGACCTATTGGTATTGGTGTTCAAGGTCTAGCAGATGCGTTTATTCTTATGAATATTCCGTTTCATTCAGACGAAGCTAGAGAAGTGAATAAATTAATTTTTGAAACTATTTATCACGCATCTTTGGAAAAAAGCAATGAACTTGTTTATGATAGGATAGTTAAATTACAGAATAATAATAATAATAATAATAATAATAATAATAATAAGACAAATACATATGATATATTTAATGAATATGAAATCGGACTATATAGAAACGAGGAACCTTGTTTCTGCGCTTACAGTTCGTTTAATGGGTCGCCAGCATCTAAAGGTATTCTTCAATTTGATATGTGGTCGGTTACTCCTTCCGATCGTTATGATTGGGCTAAACTGAAACAATCGATAATAAATTATGGACTCAGAAATTCGTTGTTAGTTGCTCCTATGCCTACTGCGTCTACATCCCAGATTTTAGGATTTAACGAATGTTTTGAACCTTTAACTAGTAATTTATATTCTCGAAGAACATTAGCTGGAGAATTTGTAGTTATAAACAAATATTTAATGAAGGAATTGATAGACCTAGGTTTATGGAATGAACAAATTAAAAATAATATTATTGCTAATAAAGGTTCAGTTCAACAACTAACCGTATTATCTGAACATATGCGAAATAAATATAAGATCGTTTGGGAAATTCCAATGAAACATTTAATCGATATGTCTGCGGATAGAGGTGCTTATATTTGTCAAAGTCAAAGTCTAAATTTATGGATGGAGGAACCAGTATATAGTAAACTAACATCTATGCACTTTTATGCTTGGGAAAAAGGTCTGAAAACTGGTATTTATTATTTGAGACGAAAGGCAAAACATCAGGCTCAACAATTCACCATTGAGCCAGATATAAAAGAAATTGGAGAAAAAGAAATTGGAGAAAAAGAAATTGGAGAAAAAGAAATTGGAGAAAAAGATATATGTGACATGTGTTCTGCTTAGAAATTAATTTATTTTAGATCTATTATTTATTAGATCGATTATTAGATCGTTATAAAAAAATTGAAATTTATTTTTGTTAGTTATCTTATATTATCTTATCTAATATAACATAATTCAAATTCAAAATGAAAATGATTTTCTTCAACGGCACTCATGTTGAGTATACACAAGCAGAGTTTGCTTCTGTATACTCTATGTTAATGGAATTAAATAAAGAGAAAAATGACAATACAATAATGAACCAATTGCTTATTAAAATGGAGGACACCTTAAATAATACTGTGAATAAAACAAAAAATTACTCTATTACATATACTGTATTGGAGAAAACAGTTGAATTAATCGATGGGATTTCTTCTGTAGCAGAATTTAAAACTATTTGGGGTTCATATGTGTTATATCTTATTTCTAAAGAAATTATTAAAAAAGACAATTATAATGGATTATTGACCATTCAATTGAGCAAAACTTGTAAAAATATATTCTGTGATTTTGCTGAACACGCTAAATTTAAATGCGCTTGTCTTCAAGTGAGATATTGTTGTAAAGATTGTCAAGAAATAGATTGGGTTCATCACAAAAACAATTGTTCTTATACACATGTGAAGATTTAAGTTCGCACAGTTGTGTCCGTTATAACTAATCGCAATATTAAGGGATTAGTCACCAAATACATCAAACAAATACCGAATACAACAGTACCTGCTAATATAATATTAATGATTGGGATGTAAGTAACGTTTTTTAGATCTACCTCTTTTTTTAGATCTTCTGCTTCTTTTACCTCTTCTTTTAGATCTACCTCTTCTTTTAGATCCGCCTACTACTGCGGGTGGTTTATCAGGACATTGATATCCTTCTGGAGAAATTTGTTTAATATAATCTGTTATAATAGGATTTGTCCCACATACATCTAAATTATATTTATAACTACAGAAAATTCTTAAACATACAACTACATCAACTAAAGCATCGTGTAGTGACTCTCCAGTTGGAGCATACTTAAAAAAATGAGTATATGCTTCTGATAATTTGGGGCTTTTTATTTTATAAAAAAATTTAGCTTCACCGGTTTTATTATCTGTATAGTTTTGCTTATATGGCAAATCACAAATCGGGGTAGTTTGTATCATTGTGCATTCAAAGTTTGAATCAACCATCATATCTTGTATTTGTGGTAAATTAGCTTCGGCAGATAAACGTAATAGTTCTGCTACAATCATTTTCCTATCAAATTGAACATTATGTCCAACAACAACGTCAGCTAATTTAACGTCATCTAAAAATTCGTTTAATGCTTCTTGGATTGTCGCTCTATTTTCAGAAGGAGCACTAGCTATTTTTTCTCGTGTAATATGATGAACATTTAGACTGCCTTTTGAAATAACTATATTATCAGGTATATCTATATATTTATTAAATATTTTAGCACTTTCAGGGCTTTCGGTATCATATAAAATATAACTTAATTGAATAATAGAAGGCCATTTATCTAACATTGGTTTCCATAAAGTTTCAACACCTTCAGGTTTCAATAAACTATTATCAAAAGTATGCCGTTCATTCCAGTTTGAACCTGGCATTTTGGGTGGTAACCCAGTTGTTTCAGTATCAAGTACAAGTATTTTTATTTTTATTTTTGTCATTTATATAATTAGATAAAAAATTATTATATAGTTAAGCAAATTCTTTACATATTCCAAAAGTTTTTCTATGCCATTTAGTAATTCCGTGTTGTTTAATTCCATCCATATGTTTTTTAGAACCATATCCTTTATTTGAATCAATTCCATAATGTTCTATTAGTTCAGGATTTAAAGCACATAAATCGTTAATATATGTATCTCTTGATACCTTTGCTAATATTGATGCTGCCGCAATAGCTGTATATTTATTATCACCACCTTCAATCATTTGATATCTAATAGTCTCCATTTTCGTTTTTGTTTTATTTAAAACCGTATAAGGTTTAAAATAATTGCCATCAACTAACAATAATATATTTTCTAGTTTTAAATCGAATAACTCGGGTAATTTTGTTAAAGCTATTTTTGTTAAAACGGTTTTTATACATTTATGCATTGCCGACTGTGTTGCCTGTAAAATGTTAATTTCGTCAATAGTTTGTTCGTCTTCGTATTCTACAGCCCAAGCAATAGCATTTTCTTTTATATATTCAGCAACTTGTTCTATTTTCTTTTTATTTTTACTATGAAATTTTTTACTGTCTTTCATTTGAAAATGGTCA